TGGAATTAATCACTTTAAGCTTACTGGTAGAACTGGAACAACAGAATATATTACTAAGATTGCAAGAGCATATATTACTGAGAACTTTGAAGGTAATTTAATTGAATTATGGAAGCCACTTGAATCTATTACAGATGGAAAGACTGAGGCTGAACATGATCCATTATTCTATATTGATAATAAGAAATTAGATGGTTTTATTGATTTCTTCATTAATACAGAACATAATTGTGATGATTATGTGTGTGGTGAGACTTGTACTTACTGTCATAAGTTCTTCGATGAACACATTAAAGAGGCTTAATGCCTCTTTTTTATTTTGCTAAATTATATACATATTATATTTTATAGATCGCGAGATACTATTATGAAATTTGTAGAACAAGAAGAAAATACAAGTGATTTTTTAGATGATCAATTACTAAAATATGAAGACGTTTTTAATGCATTTGAAGCTATTTTTAAAAATGGTGAATTTGCATGGACTGGATCGAGTGAAAATCCAGCTTCTCGAACAAAATCTGGACATGATTTAATGCAAGTTCCTGAAGAAATAGCAAAAAAGATAAAAACACTTGCTCAAACAATCCCAAATAGACCTCCATTTAATAATATGGAATGGTGGAAACGTTTTCAATTTTTATATAACGCTTATATCGTCGAATCAAAATTATTAAATGCTTTTGAAACTAAACTAAGTTCTTTAGGAAAATGTTTTTATGGAGATGCTGTTTATAATCAATTAGCAAATCCAAATTCTGATTCAAACTTAGATAATGATTCAAAAAACAATACTCATACAATTTTTGGAAACACAAAAACTTATGGTGTTCCAGATCTAGTTTTTGTTGATACAGATACAATAAAAAATGAAACAAGAAGATTATGAGTTGAAGTTAAGATGGTTGGAAATAAAGCCGACCTCAAAGCAACTAAATTACCAATGCATTTACGTGCATTAAGTAGTAAAACTAACTTAAAAAATGATGTAATTATTGCTTTAGGATTTATATTAAAAGATAGTAAGAGTAATCCATTTACTTTAGTTTGAAGATGCGCATTACAGAATGAAAATGGAACTGGCTATTCTTGGAAAAATTTTTTCGAATGTCCTGACTTAGATATAAAACAAAAAATTAATCAAATTGAACAGGTCGCTGAGGCTGAAAAAGAAAATATTTATAGATCAATCCTAAAATTTGAACTAAAAAACCCAGATGAAGTTAAAGATACAGACCTTTTAGGAATGTATAAAGTGTCTGATGTTTATGACCTTAAATATAAAGATAAAACTGAAGAAGAAATTTCTAAAAATAATGATTTAGAAGACTTAACAGAAGAATATTGGAATAAGTTAGATATATCTAAAGCTTTAATTAATAAAGACGAGTGTATTGATAAAATTAAATCTTGGTATAGTTATGATGGAGATATTACCACTGGTGGCTTTTTTATAATGCCGGATGGTACTATAATTAAAACACAAAATCATGCCGATATAGATAAATATTTAATTAAAGCTGGGTATATTAGTTTAAAAGATGGACAAAAACTTGGTGAATTAGACTATGGTGATGGAAGTCAATTTATGGATGCTATAAACTGTGTTCGTATTAGACGTCGTGGTGGTAGAGATTCTTGAATTCTTCCTTATTGTGTGCTTCCTAATAATAATTTAACAACTACTCAATATAATATTTTGGAACATTGATTAGAACAAGTTTTAAATAAATCACAAGAAGTCCAAGTAAGTACTCAAACAGAACAAAGTAAAGTATATAAAGCTTGGAATGGTTATACAGCTCAAGATATTATAGATTCAATTAAAATGTTCTATCGTTCTAAATTCTTAGAGGAATTAGGTAAAAAACCTAATTATGATTTTATTTTTGATGATTTAATTAATGAAGATTTAGATAATACAGATTACGAATTAGAAAAAGATTTAAGCAAAGGTTATTTAGATCAATTTTAATATTTTAAATTAAAAATTACCACTATTTTCTTAAGTAGTGGTTTTTTTATTGTATTATTTAATGTATATTAAAATAAAATATGAAAGGATTTAATATGGTAGAATTTTTATTAACAAATGAATATCAAGTTAAGGAACCTAAGTTCGAATTTCCAGCTAATGCTGGTATAGATGGCTTTATTCCTGCTAATACTGAGGAATTTAGAGCAAAGTTATTGGAAAAAAATCCAAAGTTATTTCTAGATGAGGCTAGTGAAGTACCAGATAATACTTCTTATTTTACTTTAGACACTGGTGAAATTACTATTGCACCACATTCTGATTTATTAATCCCATCTGGATTATATATGAAGATTCCAAGTGATTCAGCTTTAATCGATTTTAATAAGTCTGGTATCGCAACTAAGAAGAAATTAGTTGTTGGAGCTTGTATTATTGATTATTCTTATCAAGGAATAATTCATTATCATGTAATCAATACTTCAGATGAGTATCAAACAATTAAATGTGATGAAAAAATCATGCAAATGGTAGAAGTAAAGATTGGTAATGGCGCAAAAGTTTATTCTGGATTAACTCCAGATGAGTTCTTTACTGAAAAGTCTTCAAGAGGCGATGGTGGATTTGGAAGTACTGGACTAAATTAATTTAGGAGGTATTGTTGTGAAGTGTTATTTATATAATAACTGTAGTCACAAAGATTGTGATAAAGAATTCTGTCTTAGAAAATTTAAGACAGATGTTCTTTATGACTATTCGTTATTAACAGAACGACAAAAGAATCATATTGAATTAACTCTTATTGGAGATAGTCCATTAGATAGAAAAGATTTAGATGCTTACAAACGTTTAGCAAGTATTTCAGACAATATTTTAGATTTTATTAATGATGGACGTTCATTATATTTATATTCTAAAATATCTGGTAATGGAAAAACAAGTTGGTCTATAAGATTAATTCAATCTTTCTTTAATAAGATTTGGTTAAAATCTGATACTAAATGTCGTGCAATGTTTATTAGTGTACCAAAGTTTTTAATCGAATTAAAAGCTAGTTTTGATGAACCAAATGAATATATAGATTTTATTAAAAAGAACATTCTAGAAGCAGATTTAGTTGTCTGGGATGATATTGCAGCAAAACCTAGTACAGATTTTGAAGCAAATTATTTATTAAATTTAATTGATAATAGAATTTCTTACGGTAAGTCAAATATATACACATCTAATTTAACACCTAAAGAAGCTATTGTGTCTTTAGGAAGTCGTTTATGTAGTAGAATTTGTAATTTAAGTGAAAATATTGAATTATTCGGAACTGATAAACGTAATTTAGCTTTAGCGAAAGGAGAAGAATAGTTTAATATGGTGAATGTTGTCGCACAATTTCAAATATTAAATAAAGTTTTAGAGACTGGTGATTATTCAATAATCATAAATAATAATTTAACAAAAGATTATTTCTTTGATTATACTGCTGAATTTGAGTATATCAAAAACCATTATGAAAAGTATAATAGAGTACCAGATAAATTAACGTTTAAAAATATTTTTACAGACTTTCAGTTTACAGAAGTAACTGAACCAGATTCATTCTTAGTTTCTGAACTAACAAAACAATATAAAGCAGAGTTTTTAAGAGTTCAATTCAATGAAATGAAGACATTATTAGAGAGTGGTCAATCTGAAAAAGCTGAAAAGTTATTTAAGAATGCTTATGATAGCTTATCTTCAAATAATGTTGGTATAACTTGTGTTGATTTATTCCAAGATACATCTAGATATGATCATTATTTAGATAAAACAAAGGATAAATCTAAATATTATATTTCAACTGGTCTACCAGAATTAGATCAAGCAATTGGTGGTATTGATAGACAAAATGAAAATCTAGTTATTGCAGCTCGAACCGGTATTGGTAAGACACAATTATTAGTTAAAATGGCAGTTGAAGCATCTAGACAAGGTTTAAATGTTGGATTTTATGAAGGAGAAATGTCTCAAGATAAAATCGGTGCTCGTGTAGATACAATGTTTGGTAATATTCAAAATACAAGTATTAATCGTGGTGATTTATTTATTCAAAAAGAATATGAACAATATATTAAATCATTACCAGGAATGAATTGTACTTTAAAAGTTTTAACTTCTGATATGTTAGGAAGATATCCAACTGTTTCTGATTTAAGAGCATTTATTAAAAAGTATAATCTAGATATTTTATTTATTGACCAGTATTCATTAATGGAAGATGAAAGTAAATATAAAACTAAGAACAGATATGAAGCTATTGCAAATATTGCAAAAGATATTAAAAATCTTCAAGTACTAACTCAAATTCCTATTATTTCAGTTTCTCAAATGAACAGAACTGGTTCTACAGATGAAAATGGTAAGAAAGCTGACCCTAATACTACTCAAATTGCTGGTTCTGATATGATCAGTCAATATGGAACAACAATTTTAATGTTAGAAAAGCAAGATAAAGTTCTTACAATTCATATTTCTAAAGCTCGTGATGGAGCATTAGTAGATAAATTAAAATATCAAATCGATTTCAATGTAGGAACATTTAATTATATTCCAGTTGAAGGTGATACTATCGCAACTGAAGAAGATTATCAGTCTATTGAAGATAGTTATTCTCCTGAAAAGGCTTCTATTGAGAAATTTGAAATCGGTAGTGAAGATATGCCTTGGTAGTGGAGTGTTATTATGATATATGTAGATAATTATGTTATAGATAAACCAATAATAGAAATATTAGATGAGATAAAAATATTAATTCACAATGGCAAGTTATCTTCATATCGTAAAACAGGCTCTGGAATTAAAGTAACGTGTCCAGTGCATAATAATGGTCGAGAACAAAAACCATCTTGTTATATAAGAGAATCAGATGGAGTGTATCACTGCTTTGCTTGTTCAAGTAAAGGACCATTTTATACATTTGTGGCTCATTGCTTCGAGACTTCTGAAGAAGAAGCAAAACAATGGTTAATTCAAAAATATGGTGTAAAAACTAGTGAGAAGTTTATTATAGGTGACGATATTGAACGAAATTATAATCATTCAAAGTATCAAGCTTATATTGATAAAAATATTCTAAAAGAATTTAAGGATTGGACACCATATTTTAAAACCAGAGGTATTACTAGAGAAACTGCAAAAAGATTTAATCTTAAATATGATGCTGAACACAGACTTGCAGTTTTTCCATGTTATGATATTAAAGGTAATTTAGTTATGTTGCACACTCGTTCGATAGATAGAAAAACATTTTGTCTGGATAAGGATGTTCCAAAACCTGTTTTTGGATTATATAATATTATAAGAGATGGTGAAACTAAAGCAGTAATAACTGAAGGTCCATTTGATGCTTTAAAAGCAAGCCAATTTGGAATTCCAGGATGTGCAACACTTGGAAATTTATCACCATCACAAATCGAACAAATTAATGAATCAGGAATAAAAACATTGTATATTATGTTCGATAATGATGTTCATGGTAGAGAATTTGCTGAGACATTAAAAAAGAATTTATCTAAAAGTATAATTTTTTATGAACCAGAATTACCTCTTGACAAAAAAGATGTCGGAGAATTAAGTTATGAAGAATTCTGGAACGCTATAAATAATTGTACAAATGAGATAAAACGTAAAAAATCACAAATTATCATTGTATAATTAATTGTGAACAAAAAATTTATAAGGAGATATTTTATTAATTATGGCAGAAATTAAGACTTATGCACAATACAAGAAAATGGTAGAGGAAAACGAAGCTAGAAAGGCTGCTCAAGCTAACGGTGAATCAAATTCTGGTTCAGGTATTAGATTTTTAAAGTTTGAAGGTAATGTTAAGAATGCATTAGTAAGATTTGCATTTGATTCTGTTGATGACATTGAGTTTAATACAGTTCATGGTACTGTATTCCAAAGTCAAGGTTACACAGGTTTAAAGAACAGATTTACAAGTATTAAATGTTTAGATGAAGGTTGTCCATTCTGTAAGGCAGCTAGAGCTGAAGGTGGACACAAAGTAATTAAAAAGAGAGAAATCAAGGTTTATATTAAGATGTTAGTATCTTATATTGATCCAGTAACTGGAGCTTTATCAGAACCAGTTCCAACTATTTGGGAAAGAAATGCAGGATTCATTGATCAATTAGATGCTAAGCGTGTATCTTTAGGAAATGCTCCATTAAGTAGTTTCTTATTTACATTAACTAAGGTTAAGACTGCTGATAAGACAACTTATCAAATGGATGTAGCTTTACCTCAAGTATTCCCAGACACATCTATTCCAAAGGATTTCAGTGCATTTGCAAACTTCAGAACTAAAGGATTTACATATGTAGAAAAGACAGCTGAAGAAATGGAAGAGTTTATTGCAACTGGTAAGTTTAGTGCTCCAGCTCAAACAAACCAAGCAACTCAAACTCCACAAACAGTTCAAACAGCTCAAACTAATGTAAATCAAAATGTAGCTTCTCAACCAAATACTGCTTCTCAACAAGCAGTTCAAACAGAAACTCAAGTTCAACAAGCTCAACAAGCTCAAACTGTTCAACAACCTGCTCAAACAAACCCAACAGTAACTACTAATAATAGTGGACGTAATAATTTCAATTGGGGTTTCTAATTTAAATTTAATATTAAATTAATTTAAAGAGTGGATTATAAGTTATTAAGTCCACTCTTAATTTATAAATAAGGAGACTTTATGGATATTTTAGGATTATTTGATGATATAGATCTAAATAAAAATAAGAAAAAATCTATTAATGATTTATTAGCTTTAATTAAAGCAAAAGAAGCTACTGAATCAGATATAAAAACTGTATTAAAATCTAATAAAATCTCTATTGATGAAAGAATTTCAATTATTCATGAACGTGTTTTAAAAGTTTTAGGAAAACAAAAGAAAAATATTGTTGTTATTTCAGATAAAACTGAATTTCATAATTATATTCTTGAGGCTTGTAAGGTTGGTGTATTAGCTGTCGATACCGAAACTAATAACTCATTGGATCCAATTACTTGTAAAATAATTGGTCTATGTTTACATTATCCAGGTGGTAAACAAGCATATATTCCTATTAACCACAGAGACCCACATACAAAAAAGCGTTTAGACTGGCAACTAACTGAAAAAGATATTGCTGATGAATTTAATTTTTTAGCTGAATTACGTTCTAAATGGCAACCAGAATTTACTGCTCCATCTCAAGTTGAAACACAACAATATTTAGAATATTGGATTGAACATAAATTAAAAAGAAATGAAGATGTTCCATGTCCATTAATTGTTATGGCTAACGGTAAATTCGATAGAGAAGTTATTTATTGTACTTGTGGAGTATTAGTTCCAGTTGATTACGATACTCAACTTGCAGCTAGATTAATTGATGAAAATGACTTAGCTGGTTTGAAATACTTATATACTAAATTTATCGATAAAACACAATCTAAATATAATCTAGAAGGTTTATATTTAAATACTTTCTATGCTGATTCTGATCCAAATATTTTCGCATTATATGCTGCGACAGATGCATTAATGACAAATAAAGTTTGTGAATTCCAATTAAAAACTTTATTAGCTGAAGGAAACGAGCGTTTATTTAAATTATTTACAAGAGTAGAAATGAATATATTATTAGCAACAGCTGCTCAAGAATTAGTTGGAATTAAAGTTGATGAAGTATATGGTAAAATGTTAAAGAAGAAATATACTAGATTAGTAGAACAATTAGATGAAAAGGTTGAAGTTGAAATGGCTCAATATAAACCACTAATTGATCAATGGAGATTAACTCCAGAAGCTAATGAAAAGACTATTGTATATGTACCAAAGAAAACAAAATTATCTTTAAGTGATATTAAGAAAAAATATCCAAATGTGGATGAAGAAGGTAATAGATTTAAATATGGTGCAACTAAATCTGAACAATTAAACTGGCCAATTCCATTAAGTTCTCCAGTTCAATTATCTATTTTATTATATGACGTCTTAAAAATGCCAGTTGTGGATAAAGAAAATCCTCGTGGTACTGGTGGTGATATTCTAGAAGAAATGAATGAATTAAAACCTACAAAATTAATTGGTTATATTCTAGAACGTCGTGGTTATATGAAATTAATTTCAACTTATATTGATACTATTCCAATCTTATGTAAGCATTGGCCAGATGGTCGTATTAGATTCCACTTAAATCAATTAGGAACTGATACAGGAAGATTTTCTTCTGGTGGTGATATTGCTTATGTGGATAATTATGGAACTGATGAAGAGGAAAGAGTAGAAGTTCCTGGAATTAATATTCAGAATATTCCAAGTGGTAGTACAAATATTAGAACATTATTTGTTGGTGAAACTACTTATGGTGAAAAAGATTTTACAGATAATTTTGAAATTAATGAATATGAAGAATTAGAAACAAATAATGGTTATAAATATTGTAAAGATTTAACTCAGGATGATTTATTAGTTACAGATGAAGGTTTATTCAAGATTAAAGAAATAAGCTATTCTGAACAAAATAAGACTTATTCTATAAGTATTTAGGAGAGGTATTATGAAGATTAAAACAAGAATTAGACGAAAAATCGTAGGTTCAGACTTCTCAGCTCAAGAACCTCGTTTAACATGTCACTTATCTGGTGAGGAAAAAATGTTAAATGCATACTTAGAAGGTAAAGACTTATATGCTGTTATTTCTGCTGGTGCTTTAAAGAATAATTATGAAGATAATCTTGAATTTTATCCTGAAGGTACTGAAATAGAAATAGATGGAAAGAAAATTATTGCTGGACATAAAACACATAAAAATTTACAAGGTAAAGCTAATAGAACTATTGGTAAAAAACTTTTATTAGCATCTACTTATGGTATGGGTGCTGCAAGAGCTGGTATGACAATGGGTAAATCAAAAGAGGAAGGTCAAGAACTACTTGATAACTTCTTCGCAGAATTCAGTAAAGTAAAAGAAGCTATTGATTATTCAAAAGAGAGTTTAAAAAAGTATGGTTATGTCGAAGACTGGTTTGGTAGACGTAGACATTTACCAAAATATTTCTTACCTAGATTTGAAATTCGATATGAGGATCCAACTAAAAATAAAACTGAGACTTTTAATCCGATTTTAGGTTGTAAAGATAGAGAATTAGTTACTGATAAAATGAAATCTTATTTAGCTAAAGCTGAAGAATGTAAAGGTGATAAAGCTTTTGAAAAGCTCCAACAACAAGCTAGAAAAGATGGTTATATTTTAATATCAAATACTGGAACTATCGCACAATGTGAAAGACAATGCTTTAATGCAAGAATTCAAGGTGGTGCTGCTACTTTAACAAAGATAGCAATGGTAAATATTTATTTTGATGAAAAATTAAAAGAATATGGTGCTAGATTAGTTTGTTCAGTACATGATGAAATATTAGTTGAATGTTTAGACTTCTATAATAAAGAAGTGGAAGAAAGATTACCACAAATTATGATTGATTCAGCTAAACCTTATATGAAAGTTCCAATGAGTTGTGACCCATATAATGTTCAACGTTGGTATGGAGATGAGTTAGCTAACCACATTTTAGATGATTTTAAGAAATTAGAATCTAAAGGTAAGTCTTTTGAAGAAGCAAAAGATATTATCCTTGAAGAAAATTGTGAATTACCTAAACAAGCTGTAATGGACGTTTTAACTAATAAAAAAGATGTTATCGAATGGGATCCAGATGACCCTACAGTTTGGGAAGACCAATAAAATATTGTATAATAATATATAATAAAAATATTGAAAGTATGGTGAAATAATGTTAATAAAAACAGAAAATATTAAAGAATTAGTTTCATTAATTAGTACTGCACGTAGTGTAGATTCTAAGAATATTGAAGATGTAAAGCTTAATACTAAAGATAATTTATTATATTTAAGCGTTACAAATAAAGAATATTATGTTTCTGTAAAAGCAGAAGCTGAGCCAACAGACAATCCAGAAGATAAATCTGCTGTAGTTGGTGCTGAAGCATTCTTAACTTTAGTTTCAAGTTTAGCTTCAGAAGAAATTGAATTAATTTTTGAAGAAACATCTTTAAAAATTAAGAGTGGCAAATCAAAGTATTCATTACCATATATTGTTAGAGAATTAAATAATCAGATTAAACCAATAGTAATTGAAAATAAACTTTCTGAATTTGATTTTTCTTTAGCTAATTTGGAATCAATCTTAAATGTTAATGCTAAAGAAGTAAAGAAAGTAAAGGATTCAGATGATCCAATTCATCATTTATTCTATCTAACAAAGAATGGATGTTTTACATTTGGAATCGGTAGCTGTTTTAATCAATTTGAATTAAATACTGATGCAGAATTAATGTTAAGTGAACATTTTGTAAATCTATTTAAGTTATTTACTACTGATGTTAAAGCTACTTATGGAGTTGATAATGCAACAGCTAAGTTATCTTTAGTTTCAGATAAGGTTTATTTATGTTCTTATATTAATATTGATGATATTTTAATTACTAGAATTCGATCAAATTATGAATCTTCAAAGAGAATGTTTAATTTAGATTATAGTCATAATGTTGATTTCCCAGTTAAAGCTTTTTATGAAGTTTTAAATAGATTAGATACTTTTAGAAAGTCAACAGATGATTTATTCGAAAAGACAACTTCTCTAGTTAATTTAGTTTTAAATGAAAATGAATGTACAATTATTGATAAGAATAAGAATATGGAATATTTAGAACTTGGAACTAAGGTCGAAGCTCCTATTTCAATTATAATTAATACTTATGATATTAAATCAATCTTAAATAGTTGTACTACAGATTTAATTAATATTAAGTTTGGAATTAAGTCAGATGTAATAAGAACAAATCCGATTTTAATTACTTATAATAATGTATATAACTTAATTCCAGAATGGCCTAGATCTGAATTTGGAGAATAAAAATGGCATATAATTTTGGTAAAGCTTGGGAAGAACACTTTAAAGATTACTGGTCTAAATCATTTCCAGAATATCTAATTGCTCGTTTATACGATCAAATAACAAAATATAAAGATGTATCTCAAAATCCTGCCGATTATTATTCATTTTTGAAGATAAATTAATTTATTTAGA